AAAGTATCAATATATTCACCAGCATATTCTGTCAAACCATTGATAGTTGTAAGAAAACTTCCTATTGCATGAGTTATATCACTGAAGGCATCGTTCTCACATGCATTACTGAAAGTGTGAGGGCCTAAACCTGTAGGATCAAAATTGTCTGATAGTGTTACGGTTGTATTACCTTCAAATCTTTTTGGATCAAGAGTGCTTGATATTCCAACTTTCTTACCAGCATTATTATTGAGACCTGTAGCATCTCCACCACTAGCAGGGGGATATGTAGTCTTTCCAGTAATAGTTCTACCAGTGAATATAGGTAGTTCCGATTTGCTTGTGTTGTCAGGGCCATGTGGTTCTGACGATTTCATACTTCTCGGTAAAGCACCAAAAATAACTGGTTGTTGTGCTTCTTCACCATCTAAAAAGAAACCAAAAACAGTCTCTCCACCAAGCATCTGATTACTTGATGCTATAGATCCTTGGCCAGCACCTTTAGATGCATCTACTAAAACGTGAGCCCAAGGCAATGCATCATCTGGCAACACTTCGTCATCGAAGGTATGGTATCCAATTATTCTGGTTTTACATCTAAATGCCCAACCTTCTTCTGGATCGGTAGATTCGTTACGCCAAACGTCTGGGTTAGCGACTCTGCCAATCCACCATATGAATCCATCTCTCCCAACAAAGTTGGTATTTAGTAGAGAGCTATCTAACATTAGTCGTCATAAACTAAGCATTCTGGTTCGTCAGGGTGCATATCACAAAATAGTTCTAAAGCATTGGGGTCATGATGATCTCCCGCTTCAATCTCTTCTTTATGATGTTCTGCATACTCTTCCAATTCATGCAGTTCTTCCTTAGCATGTCTGCGTGCTGCAGGGCTTGATAGAGGATCTTCTACTATCTTCTTGTCTTTTTCTATGTGTTTTTCTATTGATTCCATAAGTTTCTCCTAGTTGAGTCCGTAAGAATCTCGTATGAGATTCAACGAGGTTACGTTCCTTCCTTCACCTAATTCAAAGTGGTGCCTTACAGCACGAATTAAATAAATTCCACTGATCTCTGGATCTACCACTTTATCAGCAGCTTTAGTAGATGAGGCATCTGATGGGCCAACATCAGGAACTATGATGTTAACAAGACCACCTATTCTCAAATTCATATCAGCTGGTACAGTAATATTTAGCGACTGTTGGAAGAGCAGTGAATATCTGGTAAATGATTTTGCCATGTCGGCAGGGTTTCTACCAGAATCTTTTGCCTGTCCATCATCATCGGCTTCTAACGTAGGGTCTAACATACCATGATCACTAATTCTAACTAAAAGTCTTGATGGATTATCACCAAAAAATTTAGATTTAGGGATGGGTACATTTTCACCAGCAGTTGTCATGCCATCATTTTTATTTACTTGATCCTGTAGATTATGAATTTCGCCCCTTGTTACCCATGATAACGGATTTATAACCATTGTCAAGTTTGAATACAAACCAACTCTTAAATTTTTCTGTATATTTACAGCTTTATCAATATAAAAATCGAGTATCTTCCTTTGATTTGAAGAGTCCTCTGCCCTATCAATACTAGTGGAAAAAACATATGATAAAACATCTTTACCACTAGTTTCTTTATTTTCATTTACATATTGTTGTTCAGCACCAGCTACATCTAATAAACTGTCAATTGACTTAAACTTATAACCCTCATAGTCCTCAAAAAATAAGAATCCAGATGTCCCATCAACCTTTCCTTTCTTCACTGGTTGTGCTTTTGGCGATAACCAAGTACAAATATAAAATGGTTTTCGATTGTTACCCATGAATGTATAGGTATTAGATGTAGGGTCTACTTTTATTCTTTCTTTCTTTATAGCAAGTCCGTTCTTATCAGTTAATATATCCTCAATGTGAGCTTTAATTGTTGATCTGGGAAAATGTTTTACACATCTAGAACCTTCATTTCTCAGATTACCCATAGTGCTGAGAACTAAAGTATATGTAGCTTGACTTTCTGTTCTGTTGATATTTTCAATACCAGTGACAAATAAAGGATTGCCATTGAGATCACCAAAATCTAGAGTATCTTTAGGAGTTATAGCCACCTGTAGATCTACTCTTTCATATCCTCTCACACCCTTACTTTCCCCACCTTCAAGTTTAGAAAGAATATTATTAGTCTCAGATATATGTACATATACGGTTATAGATGGGGATAGAATGTCCTCAAAATAATCAACATGAACTACACTTTGATTTAAAGCATAGTCATGAGAATTTGTTTTTTCAAGATCCTCCAAGTTCACAGAACCAGCACTATCTGCTGGCGTAATAACACATCTTTTTATATCTACTTTATTGAGAGATGACATTATGAGGCACCTAGAGCGTGAATTTGATGAAGTTGAACCACAGCTAACCGATCAAATACTGGAACCACTTGGTTTCCGCCTGGTATCCTACTGACATTAGGAGGTGTGGGTACTCCTCCATTAACAGTTGTAGATGTTGCATCATTATTCACAAGAAAAACAGTCATACCTTCACCATCACCGAACATTTCTTCATTATAGTCTTCTACAGATGCCAATTCCTCTGCAACGTTAAATCCAGTTTTAATTTGCAATTTACTAATTTCCTCTGGAGTTGCTTCACCTTTTTTAATTTTATCAATTAACGATTTATTCTCTTTTAACACTCTCTTTAACTTGTTAGCATAATTAGGATCTGTAGCATAACCCTCACTTTGTAATTTATCTGCCACTTCGTTCGCATCTTTAGAATCTGTTTCCACACCAGTATAACCTTTATAATTTTTATACCATACTTTGACAAGATAATCCACTCCATCTTGAGGGGTATCAAAATTCAAAAATTGTGATTCAACTTTAGATTCACCATCAGCATCATACTCTGGAGATACTTTTGCAGTTGAATCTTGGTCAGGTAATGCTTTCAAGCCAAAGAAATTGTTCTTTCCACTTACATCATCTCCCGCCTTAGATTCTAGTTGATACTGTGCAACAACTGCTTCTGGAAATTCAGCACCAGCCTTTACAGCCATCTCATATATTATCTTTTTCCTTTCCTCTATAGGAAGATCTTGATCATATACGGCTTCTTTTTTTACAGGTTTTCCCATTACATTCTCTTGAGGTTTTACCTCATTATTTTGTACAACAGTTTTATTTTTTATGGTAGTGTTATCCTGTAGAAATACTTCTTTTATATTTGATACAGTTTGCACTTGATTACTCATATCAACTGCACCAGCTGGTTGTATTCCTGTAAAAAAGTTAAACACGTTACCTATTGCCTCTTTACCTTTATTGAGAGCTCCCTTGATCACATCCCTATTAAGTCCACTGAATACTTGACCTTTAGATAGTTTTTCAAACCGATCAACTAATTCTTTGAATCGTTGTTCATTGGTCTTTTCTACTTTCTTTTTCTTTTTCTCCTCTTTTTTCTCCTCTTCTTTCTCTTCTTGATCTTTTTCTTCACCCTTTTGTGGAATTTTAGGTTCTGGTTCAGTTACTTCTGGATCATCAACTTCGGGTTCTTTTATTTTATCAACATCACTACGTTTTTGTAAAGCCACCTTGTCATCTTTCTTAACAGCGCTCTTAACTGTATTCAATCCTTCATTTCTTTGATCATCTTCCTTCTTTAATTGTTCTTTCATCAACTGTTCGTCACCACCAAATCTCTCCTTCAACTCTGTCTCAGGATCTACTTCATCTGTTTTCGATCCCTTTGCAAGAAGGAAAGGTAACATAAAAACACTACCAGTTAGAACTCCAAGTCTATTGAATGAGTCTGGATCTTTCTTACCTTTACCTCTATCTTTAGCAAATTTCTCTGCCTTATCAATCTTAGAGTCAGATGGAGGATCATTTTTGAGCATGATTCTATCTAAGAAACCTGTAAATCTCTCTATCTTAGAGTTAGACTGATCTACAGACTTCTGAGCTTTCTGTTGAACTATTAAATTTGATACGGATGTGTTTCTAATCATTACAATCCATTGTTAGCGTCTATAATGTTCAACACTGCGTAAGTGCTAGGAATGTGCATGTTATTTGGATCAACTGCAGCCAGTATTGGGATTTGTTGACCAGACTGATTCATCTGTAATACATTTTTGTTTGCTTTTGTTTCTCTGCCTACAAGATCTCCACCACCTGTTACCAAAGGTAAAACCATTGGTTGGCCACCGTTAGTTTTTTTAACATTTTTAGCAACATCAGTAGCTACTGACTGTCTTTCATTTAGTTGAGAAAGATCCTGTTCTACTTTAGATGTAGTTACTTCTGATGGTACATTCAATTGAAGTTGTTGCATATCATCCATACTTCTTATCTCCTCTCCCATCACAGGGCCACCTAATATGGCGTTTACTCCAGTATCGAGTAATTTTTTAGCAAATTTTGTTGCTGGTAAGTTAAGAGTGAACTCAGTTGCCTGATCCTTTATACCCATTACCCTAGAGACAATATCTTTTCCTGTTAATCCCCTGTCACCACCGAGACCCACACTACCTTTTTCTCCTTTATCTCCTTTCAATCCTTTTCTAACAAGACCAAAGATATTCTGTATCACATTTTGCACAGGACTTCTTCCCTCTCCATCAAAGTCAGTAGTTCCCATAGTAAGTTGATCAGTAATTCCTTGTCCCATATCTTGAAACTTGGTATCACCTCTCTTATCAAAGTCAAATATACCACCTGTGAAAGTGTCTGCGACACCAGTAATTGCTCTCAACAATCCTTTAGGTTTCTGTTCCTCGGTAATATCTTCTTCTACTGTGGTTGGTTTTCTTGTAACTATAAATTTCCCATCATCGGTTATTTCGATTGTGGCATTTTCTACATCACCACCCATCGGAGTTTCTAATGATTTAGCAGTGGTCTCCTTTTTCGCTTCACCCTCTGGTGGTCGTACTGGTTCTTTAGGTTCTTGTCTCTTCTCAAGAAGAGTCATGATACCTTCAAGTTTATCAAGAGATTTAGCAAAAAGCTTATCCTCTTTTTTCTTCTTCTCCTTCTCCTTTCTTCCCTTAAATAATCCTTTTCCTCTTATAAAGTCAGATATTCCTTTTGTAGCTAGAACAACTCCACCAGTGATCGCACCAACTGTAGCAACTGCACCTAAAACTGGGCCAACAAATGGTGCTGCTAATGCTGCCACACCAATAGCACCAACAACTTTTAATATATTACCTACAGTTCTCATAAATCCACCGCCACTTTTACCACTGGCTAGGGCATCTACAAAACTTACAGCTAGTTTACTCGCTCTTTCAAGGAATGGTAACTGGTTCTTTGACATTTTATCAAGAGCAGAACCAAATCTATCTAACTCTCCAAGTCCACCAGAAAATATTGAATTAAATAAAGAATTAGGATCAGTTACTTTCTCTGTATCCTCTCTTACCTCTTGTTTTAGACTTGGAAGTATATTATTTGCTATATTCTTTACAACCTTACTGATCTTCGTTCCAGTAGGTATCTTTGTATCCTTTGTTATTGGTCTTATCTTATCAGGTGAATCTTTAAGTAATTTTTTACCTTTTACATTAACAATACCCTTTGTATCACCTTTCTTTATCCTGATTCTTTTTCCTCTGGGCAATAAACTAGTAGATCTTTTAAATTTACTAACTTTATTCGCAGCATTAGCTGTCGTGGCGCCACGTTTGAGAAATTTAGATGTCAGTACCCCTTTAGCCATTGTTTGCTTGTGCTTCTTTAGCTCTTTGTTTTAGTTGTTCTTCTTCAATATGTATTTTAAGTAAACCAACATACACATCTCTTTCCCAAGGAGGCATGTTTTCAATTTCTGATAGAGAATATTTATGGTATTGTATCAAAGCAAAATTGATTCGGAAGTATGTCTCAAGATCTACATGAGACATACTTAGGCGAAAAAATCCGATAGCCCCTCTAATACTATAGTATTTTCTTTATCAGTGTTAGGATTCACAACTTTGATTGTATGTTGTAATTTAGGCATAGTTTCAAAGAATTTTTCAATCTTTTGAAAATGTTCAGATGTCAAGGATTCGACCCATTCTTTCAATTCTTTTTTAGTACATTCAGATGCTGAAAACATCTCTTCATCATTATATACCATATCAATAGAAGATGCCACGATCTCAAATGATTTTTCGACAGCATCATCATCTTTTTTGTTGAAATTAGTTTCTATAAACTGATTCAATGAAGGATATTTCATCTTGACAGTGTAACCATCTGCTAATTCAACATCAACTGAATGATCTTCAGATTTAATAACTTCAATGTCATCAATACTAACACTCACAGGAACTTCTGTCACTCCATCATCACCACATGTAACAACAAGTTCGATAGTCTCTCCAACAGACTTAGCACGAATATTCAAAAATAAATATTCTATGTCAAAACTTGGTAGAGAATCAATCTTTACACCCCTTGTTAAAACACATTCTTTGAGAACTTGTTTAACAGCATTAGAAATTTGTTTTTGATCTTCTGTTTCAAGTGAGAGTATGAGAACTTTTTCTTCTCTTACTAAAAATGGTCGGTATTTTACGGTCTTTCCAGTTGAAGGCAATTTCAATTCATACTGAGCCGTAGTAATTTTTGGTAAAGGCATGATAAGTAATTATTCGTTATTATTTAGATGGGTTTTAGGAACTCAAAGTTGGGGGAGTTATTCCTAGTGGACTTGTAGCATCAATGTTATCTTTAGTTGTCTGTACCATGAAGTATCTATCGTAGGCAAAATCAACTGTCACTTTTAAAACTTGGCCAGCACCATAACTTAACTGTATATCCTGTATTGATATTGGAAATGCATTTACGAAGTTGTAACTTATCACATTCGGTTGATAACCCTCATGTTGCATTGAAGTTCCTGTGAAGAACTGATCGTCATAGTCCCTTCCCTCACTATCAGTAAAATTATCTCTAAATTTCCTACCAGTATTACCGAAGTTCACATCTCTTTCAAATTTAGTAATTTGAATATCTTTTTTATAATGATTTGGATATCTAAATCTATAAAATGCGTTTTTATCACCCGAAGTTGGATATCCTCCTCTTTCCGCAGAACCAGCAGTGTTTCCCTCTTGACCCATGTAAAGTGGATTCATAAAATTCATCCACTCTTGAAATAATCTAAGACTTTTATAATCATATGTCACATAAAAAGAAATAGCAATGTCAGTAAATGCTCTCTGTGTGGCAAATCTTTCTCTTATACCTTGTCTACTACCAACTTCTTGTACAACTTGCATACTTGTACCTGGCAATGATGCCTCACTTGCAAGTAATTCATATCTACTTGCTCCATAAGTTTTATCAAAACACCCAGCACTTGTTAACCATTGATTTAAGCTTGCGGCCACCTTCCTATCTTGTGAATTTTGATTAAGTTCATTCAGGTTTGATGTGCCATCAGCAGGAAATTGAGACGTTGGAGATGCGTTTTCTGAAGCAATCTGCATCGAAACCTTAAAATAATTAGATAAAGAGGGAGCTCCCAATGCCGTTTCAAAATTGAAGAGGCTCTGAGGATTATTTAAGTCAAATGTCTCTATATCAGTGCCCGCAGGCAATCTTCCTACTCTTTGAAAATATTTTTTAATACTATCTACCATCTAAATAAAGTTATGACTTACCATACTATGTATATGGCTTATAAAGGAAAATTTAAACCAAAACATACCAAAAAATATAAAGGCGATCCCACACAGATCATTTATCGTTCTCTTTGGGAAAAAAAGTTTATGGAATACTGTGATTTAACAGAAAATATAAGTCAATGGCAATCAGAAGAGTTTTGGATACCATATAAAAATCCTTTAGATAGAAAGATGCACAGATACTTCCCCGACTTTTTTATCAAGTATCAAGATTCAAATGGAAAGAAAAGATCTGTGGTAATTGAGGTAAAACCAAAAAAACAATGTAAAGCTCCACCTAAGAATCCTAAGAGGAGAAGTAAATCATGGGCTCATGATGTTCAAGCATGGGTTATAAATGAAGCAAAGTGGAAGGCAGCAGAACAATACTGTGCTGATAGAAAATATGAATTTAAAATTATGACCGAAGACGATTTAGGCATCTCACATGATCGTAGAAGATATTAAAGAACAAACTGGAGGTTATACAAAAAGTAGTGCTTGGTATGTCAATGCACTAGAGAGTGCTCTGGCTGATCTGCAAGTGGAGGATTCAGATACAATAGACACTGGTGGTATCACACTAGGATCTCTATTCTTTTTCTCATATAGTGTTGCATATCCAGAAAAGTATCCATTCTGGGATGTTCAACCATTAGCAGTAGCCCTAAGATTTGACGGAGATGGGTTCTTAGGATGCAATTTACATTACATCAATCCAGATTATCGTGATGCAGTTGCAGAAAGCTTACTAAATAGCGGTGGCGGGTCTGTAGTACCCAAAAATAGTATACACAAATACCTATTTTCTGGAATGGGCACTCTATATAAAGTACCTAAGACTGAAGATTGGGGCGGCATTTCATTACTTCCTACAGAAAGATTCATCAGTAAGTCAGGAAGAACATACCCTAAGAACAGAGCGTTTAACTGGAGAAAATAATGACTCAAGCAGAACCAATAACAAATGCAGGCGCTGGAGATGAGATAAATCCACTCAAATATGAAGTCATACAACATGTACAAGGTAAAAGTGCTACTGGTGGTCTTGCACAGGATACTTCTGGTGGAATCGTACAAAGTTATCGCCTATTCTATGATTCTGGGTCAGGAAATGCTCGAGTTTTACCTGTAGATAGAAACGGAAAAGTTATTCCAAATGCTGAACCAATTTATTCAAATGGTGTGTGGAATCTAGATTTGATGTTGCGTAATGATGGTAAAAGTTATTTCTTAGATGAAGAGGATAGAAAGAGAATTGATAACACTATTAAGAATGGGATAAAACAAACAATACAAACAACAGGGGGTGGCGATGAGGCTCCAGCATGGTTAGATGAAGGATCAGAAGACTACAAAACTGAAAAGAAATTAAACCCAAATACTCTTAAAGTAGAAACCGTTAACGTTGTAAGTTTTGATGAGGCTTCATTTTATAGTAAAAATGGTGATAGTTATGACCATAGTAAAAGTAGTCAAGGGATATTTAATATAGACAATGCAGTAGCGTTATCAAGTTATAATCCAAACATGTTTGGAGTAAACTCAGATCATAAGAAAAATAATTGGACAAAATGGCTTCACCCTACTAGAGACTTTGGAACATATCATAGTTTAGCTGATTATGATAGTGATAGTGATATCTTGTTTAAGAGAATTGTAAAGTATCCTATGGATATGATGAATAATATGGATCATATGTTCATTCAGTGTTATGGATATAACGCTCCATATGCAGATGCTTTGAATTCTGCTAATAGAAAGACCGCAATGGGAGACACTAACATTGGATTTGGTTTGCCGAGATCAACACCATTCAGAAAAAAATTAGGTGCTGGTATCAAACTACCAATGCCTAACAATATGATGGATGGAAACCCAAGAATGTGGGATGATGGCGAATTAAATAATGGATCTGCAACCGCAATTCAACAAACATCTACAAACCCCTTAAGAGCTTCACTATTTTTTGATAATATAGGCACAGGTAGTATCACTAGAAGAGCTGGGCAAGCAGTTGAAAGGATGCAAAGAGAAACAGGTAGAACAGCTATGACTGCAAATATGATAAGTCAGTTGTCTGGTAATATGGGATATGATATTCCACCAGAAGCAGTTCTTTCTAGAACTTTAGGTGTTGTAGCAAACTCAAATACAGAACTTCTATTTACTGGTGTGGCTCTAAGATCTTTTGAGTTTCAATGGCAAATGAGTCCTAGAGATGAATTAGAGGCCGCAAATGTAAGAATGATTATTCGTGCCTTCAAACAGTGGTCTGCTCCCAGAAAACTCGAAAAACTAGAAAGTGGTAGAAAAGATGTTGGTACTGCTGGAGGGCCATCATATTTCTTAGGCACACCCAATATATTCCGACTTAGGTACTTGACTAGGGACAAAAGGGATATTATGGGAGTAAATAAATTCAAACCGTGTGCTCTGACAGATATAAGTGTTAACTATGCTCCAGAGGGACAGTGGATGGCATATGAAGGTGGGATGCCAGTTTCTGTAGTGATGACTCTCAGATTTAATGAACTTGAACCTATATACAATACAGATTATCAACCAAACGTTGCTAAAGGAAGAGAATATGATGGTAGTGAAGGATCACTTGGAGATTTATTCCCTATTAGTTTCATCAGACAAGACTCACCTGGCAGCGCGGAGATAGGATACTAATGGCTTCATATTTTTCTTACTTCCCAGATATAGATTATGTCTCTAGAACTACAGATAGAAGTTCTAGTAATGAAACTATTAGGGTAAAAAATATCTTCAAAAGGCCAAAACTTCGTGATGATTTTGGGAGTGTCGCCACTGCGTTTAGTGACTATATGATTGTTGGAGATGAAAGACCAGATCAAACGGCAGAGGCGGCATATGGAGATCCTCGTTATGACTGGGTTATTCTAACAACAAATAACATTGTCAACTATCATGAGCAATGGCCTTTAAATTCTGTTGATTTCCAAAATTATATCATTGAAAAATATGGTAGTGAAAGTGCATTAGAAAATGTTCATCATTATGATACAGAATTATTCATGGATCAGAAAGCCAGATTAGTAGTTCCAGAAGGTCTTAGAGTAGATTCCAATTTTGATTGTAGTTATTTGGATGATACTCTTCAAGCAGAAATTAGCTTTGCTGGGGAAACTCTTAATGCAACATCAACAGTAGATAATGTAGGAACAGTTAAAGATGCAAATGGCGATCAGATACTAAGTAGTAATGTATTTGCAGTTTCTAACTATCAATATGAAGTTAATGAAAATGATGCAAAAAGAAGAATAAGAGTTCTGAAAAAAGATTACTTAGATGTATACCTAAGTGATATGAGGAGAATTATGAAATATAAACCTTCTAGCGACTATGTTACAAAGAGTTTAAAGAAAGTATTTAACCCAAGACTTAGTGGGTCATAAAAAAAGGGGTCGTGAGACCCCTTTCTTATTGTTTACTCTTCAGCGAGTTTTTGAAAATAACTTAGTGCGTCATCTTCATCTTCCGTGGTTTCCGTTGCAGCAGCAGAGAGATTAGATATTTGATCTAGTTCTGTTTGTGATGGTCGATTTAACCCTTCACTTAGATCTTCTAATTCTTCGGTTTCAACTTGAGGTGTAACAACTGCCTTTCTAGCAAGAACAGAATCTAAACGTGCTTTAAGTTCTTCATAACTCTTGAACTGGTCGGGAGCAGTGAACTCAGTAAGATCATGAATTTGATCATAGATCTTTTCCAACGCAGCATCATCATCAAGAAGTGCTTCTGTCTTACCAAACTCTGAACTATCATAGTTCCAGAATCCAGCAACCTGTTTGATCTTTAACTTAAAGTTTGCACCTTTCCAAAAATCAAAAGGATTGATTGGTTCTTCATCTTCAAACTCAGGTTGCATAGAAGCAGTGATCTTATCAAAGATCTTCTTACCAAACTTGTATAGTTTGACTTGTCCTTCGTTCTCAGGATTACTTGA